TTTTTGATAAATCAGCGACGGGAGAATCTGCGCCAGCAGTGGGAACGATTGGAGAGGGGGCACTTGAAGTATTGGATTGAAACTTGTTTCCAAGTTTGTCGATTTCTTTTACCTGGGAAGCAAGACTTAATCGTGAGATGCGTTCAGCTTCAGGTAAGTTGTCACCGAGGAAGTAAGCGATTTCACCCGCACAATCAGATTCCATAATGCTCAACGTCATAACATCGGTCATGCTGGCAAGCGGAATTGACTTTACTTTTTCATCGAAGTCGCTGTATTTATCTTTCGCCAAATCAACCTGATCAAGCCAGTGCTCTCGAACTTCATCTGTCGCAAAGCTTTTTTGCGCAGGTGATCCCTGATGAGTAGGCGTAGGTTTATCTTTAGCTTTTGCAGGCTGTCGCCAGTCATACAATGCGTCTTCATAATTTTCTTCGGTTTCAAAATCAACCCTGTCCGGTCTTGCGGCTGGCGGATTAATCACACTGTCTATTTTTGTTTCAAGTGCGGTAAATTGTTCGGTTTGCTTAGTTAATAAATCAGCCATCTGCTGATTACGCTGTTCAGATTCATTAAGCTTTCGCCTTAAGCGAGCTTTAGCATTCTGATTGCGAGATCTTTTAGGTTCCTCTTCGGTTTGCACACCATCTTGCTCGGTGCTTTCAACGTCAGCGTTTTCCTCAGAAACATCCAGTTGAGTATCATCAATAGACTCATCAATCGCATCGGTTTCTGGCTGTGTTTCGTCGTTCATTGTTATTACCCTGGAACACCTGGAGGTATGTTCTCTTGTGGTGGTGGATTATTAAGTGGAGGGGGCTGTTGAGGTGAACGCGCAACCGGCGCGTTCATTTGTTGTTCTTCATTTAGCTCGTTAATAAGCTGTAGTACCTGACTTCGGGTGTCGTAATTTGCGGTTTCAAGTAATTTGAGCAACTCAACTTCTAGTGAGTCGTCATCGTTTTCAGCTTTTCTTATTTTCGACATTCGATCGGTTTGTGCTTTAAACATATCAAGTTGATGCTGCTCGCCATTAAGCGCGCCCTGCACCGCTTTCTGTGTTTCCATCTGAATTTGCTGCTGCATCTGCTCCATCGTTGGACGGTTATCTTTTAATCGTTCAGCAATTTCATCCGCGCCAGGCCAATCCAAATTCTTCGCAATTAAGTCGATTATTTGTCCCGCGAGTTGCGGCGCATATTGAATTAATTCCATCATGCTTTCAGAGGCCATTTGACGCTGGGTTGTGTACGACGCGCCAACATCAACCGCAATATCGTATTTACCCATCGAGAGGTCATACGCTTTTACCCATTGCTGGGTTTCTCGATCAAAAATTTCCTGATTAATATTTATTATTTCTTCTTTGTCATCCGGTGTTTGAATCCGAACTGCGCGTGCGGTGTCGTAAACGCGGGGAATCATATCGACAAGAATTTCATAGGTATGCTGAAGACTTAACGCGCGATTATCGTGGTAATGATAAGTGCCGACATCGCCCTCTACTTTTCGTGCATTAATGGCTTTACCTGATCGCTCGTTACTTGGCGCGCCCAGTGATGCCTTGTACATGCCACTGGCGGCATCAATATCCTGATCGGCGATTTGCGATTCACTGATCCAGCCACTTGATGGTTGAGGCGGCGCTTGTCGCATGGGTGGCGGCACACCGGGTTTGTTTTTGTAGGGCAACATCGAATAATTTTTAACATTCGCGTTCTCCCATACTTTTTTATGGTTGCCGATCTGGGACTCTTCAATAACCCAGGGTGCTTTTGGTGCTAGCGCAACCTGCTCAACACTGGCCGTTCGGGTGTAGTTATAAATACGCTGAGGATCTTTAGCGTAACGAATAACGCCCCGATAAATCGTCTCGCCATTAACGTTTAATTCTTTACCGTAACAGGGAATGATCGGAATAAATTTTGAAGGAAACAAAGTCTCTTCAAAAACTTCGTTTGAACTTAATTTAAACCACTCGACCTTATAAGTAGTCGCGATTCGTTTCTTGTCGGGATTGATTCCGCGCATCATTAATTCATCGCGAATATCCATGTCGTCATCTTTTACACGAAGTACACCCGCGCGTGTCTTCCATATCTCTATCTCAACTTCAACACGACGAAAGTACTCAGCAATGCGCACTTTTTCGCTATCAAACCAAAGTGATTGCTCCTCGCCTACACCAATCTCCCAACTGGCATTGGGGTACTCGTCCTTGTCGACCATCGTGGTGATAAATCCCCACATCGCGTCTTTTTTAGTTACTTCCTGCGCAGCGGGGTCAAGATAGACACGCATGGCATTATTGATGCGGCGAATCTTTATATCTTGATCAAACGAGTCATCGTCATTGTATTCAGTCTTTATTGACCAAAAACCAAACCCATGACCCACTGCCTGATCAAACGCGATGTCGTAGGCGCTTTTTGCATTTGAAGTGGACTCAATATTTTTGATAATGCCTGAGTAAACTTGAGCCATTGTAAAATTTCGGCCCGGCACGCGTTCGGTATAGGAATTGGTTGAATCCAGGGGACGAATAACCGCGCCCATTCGATTCATTCGCTGATCTCCCGTAACTTGATCAACGCGCTGTTCTAACTTGTTTATGGTTAGGCAAGGGCGTCCTTCATGCTCCCTGATGCGTTTAATACCATCTTCCCATTGATCACCATTTCTAAAATCAATGTCATCTTGTGCGAGCGACCGATTGTCCATCTCGGCATCGACTGCGATCTTGAATCGCTTGATCGCCTCTTTAACAATCTTCTCGTATTTCTTACCTTTAAGCGGCTTCATGCGCTCATCCAGCCAGCGCTGTCCTGGTTGCTGGATTTATAAACAGGCGTCGCATTCTCTTTTTCAGCAAAGCGAATCGATTGAACGGCGTACCGTGTGGCGGCCATTAAATCATCATCACGATCGACAATTTTATTGTCCTTGTGATGGTAATTTCGAAACTCTTCCAGCCATTCAAATAAGTGGCTGGCGACTTTCAATCGACCGTCATTGAAGCGGTTCGCCATCTCAACAATGCCAGGCATTATTTGAATACCACCCGCGCCTTCAATCTGGTTATCTTTTGGGGGATTTGTAAAATGATCGTCAAGTAAATTAATGCCATAGTCTCGATACTGCTTTTGAATAGAACCCCCCATGCCAAAATTTTTATTGCCATCATGGGGCCACGCAATCGGCACCCAAAGGGAGGGACGCGCGTTTAAAAAGGGCGCGATTTCGTTGATTTCTCTTTTGTTTATTTTTACGGCGTCATAGATATAAAGCACATCAGTGTCAGGGTCATGAGCCATCCAAACGACGGCGGTATGATGGGTGTAACCGAAATCAATACCTGCAATGCGAGGCCAATGAGAAGGAAGATCAAAAGAATCATAAGTAATGCTTGCTTCTGAATAAGGAAACACCAACCCGGTTCCCAGTAACGGAATACCTTCGGCTCGCATTTTAATTTCATGCGGCATCATCGCTTTTATGGCGTCGTTAATTTTGTCCTTTGTTAAGTGGCCTCGCTTTCCCTTGCGTGTGTATTTTGTTTTAAATTCGTAATGAAGCGACGCGGTATCAATAACAAAATCATCACCAACAACATCCTTCCATCCCGCCTCGTGCATCGACCACTGATCCTGAACCATTTTCACCACACCGGTTGTTCCATTCTCGGGTGTAAACGTCATGTAAATAATGCCGCCTGTGTCGATAATGGAGCGCACGGCTTGCGATAAAATATCCTCGGGTGGCTCTTCATCCAGCCAGTTGACATCGGCTTTGTGCGCCATCCAGGTTTCTTTTCCCATGTCGTAAGCCAGCATGGAAATTTTGGAATAACCACCCGAGACATGTTTAACAAGAACGTGATATTTAGCGTCTGGGACGCCGGGTTTTCGCATCGTACGACCAATTAGTTTTTTTGGTATCCAGCCAGTTCCCCAGGCATTGACATCTGTCGGATCACCAAAGAGCGCCGCCTGGATAATGTCGCGTGTTTTTTCGTTGTTTTTACCACCACAGACAGCTTTTACTGGTTTAGTGAAGCGTCGCCCCTGCCACCACTCAGGGTAAAGTCCCGTTGCGTGATAACTCAACTCTGCACCACCGGAATGGGTTTTTCCTATTCGGTTAGCAGCCCGTAGACAACGGAATTTTTCGGTATCATTATGAAATGCCAACTGGTAAGCGTAAGGATCGTAATAGTTGATCTGACGTTCGAGTGTTGACTTTTCTCGCTCGCGCAACAACTCAGCAATACGGGTTTTATCATCCATATTTGTGCCTGCTGCATATATTTACTGGGAAAAATTGTCGCTAATAGAAAGAATGAAAAGTCAGGGGCCGTAGTGAAGAATAAAAAAAACAAAACAACAGAAACGATGCACTCTTAACTTAACTTTAAGAAGAAGAGAGGCTGTTCCTTTTAATAAAACGAAAAGATTATAAGCGCCAGCGCAAATAATCCGATCGTATAAATGGTAGAGCGAGCAGGTATAAATTCGCTAAAAAAAACGAAAAAAGTCGTTCACTTAAGCCTCTTATGCCATCCCTCTGGATCTTCTGCCCACGCTTCATAATCACTCTCACGCCACGCAATAGAAGCGGGCCCGATGCGGGTAGGTTTGGGAAATCGACCAACTTTAACCAATCTCCATACAGTTGTGCGACCCATCCGGGTGAGTTTCAATACTTCAGGCAGTCTAATAAATTGCGTTAGTTTTGGTTTTTGAGGCATATAACATCTCCTTAAGATGAAGAGATATATATTAAGCTACGCTTAAGAACATATCAAGTACTGCTTCAGAGATTAGCGTGCTTGTTCCCTTTCGGCAGGTGATGCTGAATCCCCAACCACTCATTATCCGTAATGGCTCGATTGTACTCATCTATTAAGATATGCTTATACTCTGGGCGCTGTCCATGCCAACTAGTTAATGCTTTCTCGGCCATTGATTTGCGCGCATACATCCCATCTTTAAAACCAGTCTCTACTTCGTAGACAATCCAGCTTGTCACGACCACCATCCTGTATAACCAGAGTAAACCGCGATAATACCAGCCACATAACGAGCGCCGAGCAAAGCGGTACCAAATATTGTCATCATATTAATCAGCCAAAAATAAAGTTAACTTAAAAACGAGAAGTGTCTTTTTTTTATCATACAAATCAGCCAATGAAAGACTGATCATCGATTAACGTAAGAATCATAACTAACTCCCATCGGCATACTGAATAAGCGCAACACTAACTCAGCAGCTCATCTACTCTCACTCTCCACTCATCCAGATCATCGATAAATCTGCGATTTACATGCCGAAGAAGCTTTGCATCAGCGGGGGAGCATCCCCCT